GTATCAACAGTCAAGTTTGAGGACACATATACGTTACCAACGACATGGAGATTGGCTTGAGGATTTATGGTATTGATACCAACTCTATCCGTCACCACATCCACATGAAAGGTATCTGTATCAACAGTCAAGTTCGAGGAGACATATACATTCCCAATAACATGAAGATTGGCATGAGGATTTATGGTATTGATACCAACTCTATCCGTCACCACATCCACATGAAAGGTATCTGTATCAACAGTCAAGTTTGAGGACACATATACATTCCCAACGACGTGTAGGTTAGCGGAGGGAGTCTTGGTATTCACACCCACGTGACTGGCTCCAGCGTCAACATGGAGGGTCTCAGTATCCACCGTCAAGTTGGAGCTGATATAGACATTCCCAACGACATGGAGATTTGCCGAGGGAGAAGTCGTTTTTATACCAACCTTATTCGCAGAGGAATCCACAAAAAGGGTATCGGTACTGACAGTAAGATCACCTGTGATATTTGTATTCCCAGTGACAACTAAAATATTTGATCCAAATTCATCCACGTAAAGGTTGGAACCCACATCTAGGGTGTGTATAGGGTTTGTATTTAAAACACCAACATTGGCTTCAGTGTAAAGACGACCATACACATGGACGTTGATATTCTCAGATGTGAGAGGTACGATAGCGTTACTATAAGCGCTACTTTCTGTGAATCCTAATACAATTTCATCAGTCTCTTCTCTAAATCCTACAGTGACGTTTGAACCTGGACGACTCATGATAAGTCCCAAATCTAGGGTTGTATCCCCAGATGTATTATTTTTACCCAATTCAATTATAGCATCTTCGATGATGAGATTGTTACTTGTGATTACTGTTATACCACCTTTTACATCAAGATTTCCATTGATAGAAACACCACCCCCCACAACGAGGACATTCGAACCTGTATCATCGACATAGAGGTTTGAACCAACACTGAGAGTGTGTAGTGGATTTGTATTGACAATACCAACATTCGAATCGGTCACTAAAGAATTGTGTGATGTATTATTGAAATACACAGTACTCACGTTAATTACGTTACCACGAATTGCCGCACCTTGGAGTGTGGTTTCAATAATATCGGTCGCCGCTTCACCAGATTCGGTAACCTCTTTTGTTTCTTTATTGTACATCAAAAGTACAATGTTGGGGTCAGTATAATCTGCTCTCAAACGAATAGGTGAAATATAAATCGTATTAGCCGTGTTGGCGTTTAGTGTTTCATTACTCGCATTGAAAACAATTGTATTTTCCGCCTGGTCTTCGAGGGTATTTCTACCAAACCGAATCTTGGTAGACCTCTCAATAGTCGGAATGTTCTTGACCATTTAATATAGGATTGTATTTTAATTTGCATAAAGTAGACCAGCCATACCATTTTCGATACGAAGTATGTTGTAATTGACTGCATAAATTGGGTCATTAATAGGCATACTATCGCTCATAATCTTGGCTGAGTCCAAGCGACTGAAGTTGAGTGTGCCTGTGGGTTGGAGGGAACTGGTTGAGAGACAGAAACAATAGAGGAAGAAATCTGGGGAAGTCACGAAATTTGTATGGTAATAATTCATGACATCAATAAAATGAGGCTTACCCCATTTATAGTTGCTCACATCGAGACCGTTAATGTTCAATTTGACTTTATTCGTGGGTGAAGTAAGTGCACCATTTGTCGTGGTGTCTGAAGATGCGAGATACTTTATAGGATGATTGAATGTGAGATCTTGAACAACTTCACCCGATCCTATATTCTTTTGCACTTGGGTGATGAGGAGATCATGTTTTCGGGAAGCAATATTTCCACGCTCTTCGTTATCGAGATAGTAATAATTTGCGAAGCACTCTACGTTATAGTTTGAAGCTGCTGTAGCCCAATGAATACGGATTTCTACATTATGGTAATTCAACGCCACTAGGGGGAGGGCACATTGTGGGCCTTCACAAAAGAAGAAACGAAGGGGATAAAAATAGGATCGAGCGCTCACACCTGGGTGTGTACCGTTTGAACTCTTGGAAACATTTTGGGCGAACGTGTCGATGGCAATCTTTTCAGTGAAGATGGCATCTTGACTGTCCACAAGAGAACCCCCGATATAGAGTTCCACTTTATCGATGATTGTATCCCATCTCTGAATATCGAGGGCTTGGGTGGTATCATCTATTGTAAAATAGACATACCCGAGAAGGTCTCCAGATCGTTCGAATTGAATACTGGACATTGAATTGTTTTTCACCGCTCCATGGATTGTTTGTTTTTCAATGGATTGTGAAAAATTAGCATGTCTTTTGAATGTTGAACTAAAGAAAGATATTTCGGGATTACCCATGATGTATTCATCCTGGGCACCGATAGCGATCAATTGAACAATACCAGCGGACATGGTATACTACTCTAAGGGGAGAAAATTACAAATTTGGTTTTCTACACACAAAACGAAGGACTAAGAAGTTTTTATCATCGGCACCCGCACGTTCGATAGTTTCACCATCTTGGTTACGGATAGTCACCGTGAGGCGGTCGAGGCGGCGAATGGGATCAATATATTGTGTAGCGATGAAGTACTCATCCCTAAAGTTCACAACCGCACCAGGAGTACCAGTGGTCGACAGACTCGCAAAAGAACCACGAATCATACTCAAAGATGCCTGTCCATCGTATACATTTGAGGCACGGTCAGAAAAGATAGAGTCTAATTCTTTGATAGACACGTAGCAATGTTCAGTATCCGCAGCTGTCTTGATACGAGCAGTAAGAAGTCTAGCCTGAACAATATTCTTGAGGGGTTGGTTGAGAAAACATGTGAAAGTATTGGCACTAGCTTGACCAATGGTGTCAATAGTGACGGTGTGATACTCATAGTTAAGATCTGGAATTGTCTCTGTTGGTGAAGTGATCAAAGCCATTTATAGTTAGCCTAGATTAAAGATCCACCAATTCCGTCAGAAATCTCATAACTCGCATGGTCTGAGACGAGCTTTTGGGCACCACAGAGACCACCTGGGGTCAGTGACTTAGTGTAGGCACTCCCATTCTTGTAACCGGGGGTGCAATCCATCTTATTCTCCAGGTCAAAAATGGAACCTTGACTGATGGGGGTAATCTTGATTGGCCTGGGTTGGTAAGCGCTGGTATCACGGAACATCATCAGCGCAACGATGATGAAGAACAAAACACCAATGGAAGTGAGGGCGTTACGGTTAGCCTTGTTAAGGTTGAACATTTACTATGTACATATATTTTTTTAAAGTGCGTTAAAGATATTTTTTTTAGTTTCTACATAGAGAGTAGATGGACGAAGAAATCGTACTCGACCGTGGAACTACACATGTGATGAAATTAGACGCCGACGAACAGGCACTCATGGATGAGATTGAGATATCAGCTCCTCGTCCCAAGCCTGTGCCACGCCCTACTCAGCACACATATCGCCCTCAACCCCAGCAGCACCAAGAGGCTATGGATGCTTTTGTGAATCCCAATAAACAGTCGGCCCCCCATCAGCCCACACAAGAGGAGGAAATTGATTATGGTGAGGATGAACCCACATTTTACGATGATGAGCCCATGGGTCCAGGTTCCCAGGAAGAACAACCTTCTAAGGGATACACCTCTGTGGATGAGGAGAAGTCAGATCTTCTCAATAAATTGACTCGTCTGGAGAAGAAGGGCTTCACTGTGAATAAGAGACTGAACGCCTACTCCAACGTGGATGAGCTCAGGTCAGAGGTGAAGCGGATCACGTACAGTATTGATGTTGAGCAATCATTACGTTTCTCTAGGCGAATGCTCGTGGCATGTGTGACTGGTTTGGAGTTCCTTAATAAGAGGTACAACCCCTTTGAGGTTCAACTCGAGGGTTGGTCCGAGTCCATCATGGAGAATGTTGATGACTATGATGGTGTGTTCGAAGAGCTCTATGTAAAGTATCGCTCGAAGGTCAATGTTGCCCCAGAAGTCAAGCTCATCATGATGTTGGGTGGTTCGGCGATGATGTTCCACTTGACAAACAGTATGTTCAAGTCGGTTATGCCCAACATGAACGATGTGATGAAACAGAACCCCGATCTGGTGAAGAATATGATGGCTGCCGTGCAAAATACTACCAGGGCTCCTGGTGGCCCGGCAACAGATGCCCCCGTGGGTGGAACTGGTAACTATGAGATGCAGGGTCCAGGTATAGATATCTCAAGTCTCATGGGTGGTATCATGATGCCCCCTCCACCCCCAATGAACACCACTATGGGTGGGGGGGCCCAAGAGAGTGTACTCGACGATGATGACATGTCCGATATCATGTCCATCTCAGGGGACTCCACTGGTGGTGAGGTCAAGGAGGTGAATGTGAGTGCTTCCAAACCCAAGCGAACCAGGCGAAAGAAGAAGACGGAAATTAATCTCTAATTACTATATAAATGATAGCGTATTGTCCGCTGGAGGAACTGGATCCTCCTGTCCGACAGCAGAAGTCTGTCGTGAAATCCAAGACCGAGGAGGTGAAGCCTCAGATCGGTCGTGAAGAAACTGAATTGAATTACGTCATCATGGCGTTCATTGTCGGCGTTGTTTTACTCGCCGTCTCTGATACCATCAGGGCGTAAATGTATGTATTGAATCTACCGTGGGGACACACAACCCTCATAGTACATTTAATAGTTGAAGTCGTTTTTAAGGATTGTACTGTCCGTATCATCTGGGTCACCCAAAGCACCCGTGCGCACAGCTGTGAATGCACCACCCCGAGAAGACATGAGCTCTACTGAAATGTCATAGGAATATAGCATATCAGATGCGATACTCACTGTGTTCGGTACGAGTAGTACACCGGTTTTACCCGTAGTGACCGTAGGACTCCATGGATATGAATTTGTACCACCGAATAAATTTTTAGTACCAATTGCTATATCCACAGTAGATGTACTCCCATCATGCGTCCCCCCCTGAATTTCGAGTAGCATAGTACTCATGTTTTTGTAATTACCAAAACCAGTGTCAACTAACCTCGCAACAGCCACAATCTTTGCATAGAATGAACCTGTACCAAAAACAAGTTGAACATCACTGGATTGACCCACCCCACGTTGGAATGTGTAGGCGTATTTCTTACAAGAGACTTGGTTAGAAGTTGTGATGACACCACCACCAACCTCGAGTGCCGTATTCGCAGTTTTACCCCCTAAATCGATGGCAACTGCATTACCAAGATCAATATTCCCACCGACGGTAAGATCATTATCAACTGTGAGGTTACTCGCAATCACAGTCTCCGTAGAACTTGGATTTATATACACATTCCCTAGGGTATCCGAGAGAATGTTTGATGTACCCCCAGTTGTTGTGAATTCGAGAATTGCGTTACTTGTGGGGTTCTGGATGC